AAGTCGGAGGCGGTCCTCGTTGTGCATCAAAGGCGAGGACCAAATCTCCGCTCGGGGGGACATCATGGACGGACTTCGGAGACCGTGGTCTCTTTTCGCGTATCGTCCGAGCGGACGCTCGGGGTGGATCGCCGTGTCCGATCATACCGATGACCTCGAGGCGCTCATTCGCGGACTGGTCGCGACTTACGGACCCGACACCGAGATCCTCTTCGACATACCCAGGGACCGCGATGTCGACGAGCTCTCCGAGCTCCTCGAGGCGGAGGTCCTATCGTGAACAATAAGGCGAAAGGGACTCGAGCCGAACATCGATGTATGAAGCAACTCGAGGCGCTCGGGTATTCGACTTGCCGAGCGGCGGCCTCTCTCGGTGAGTGGGATGTGATCGCGGTCGGTGAGGACGACGTGAGGCTCGTTCAAGTGAAATGCAATAGACGACCCGGCTCGGAAGAGATGACCCGTCTCCGAGCCTTTCGAGCTCCGGAGAATTGCTCTCGGGAGGTGTGGGTCTACAAGGACGGGAAGCCTCGCGACCCGGTCATCGAGATTTTGAGGGATCAATGAATATCGAAGAAATCAGCATCGCCGAGCTCGAGCTCGACCCGGCAAACGTAAGGCGACACGATGCATCAAACCTCGACGCGATACGAGGAAGCCTCAAGAGGTTCGGCCAGCAAAAGCCGATCGTCGTCAACGAGAAGGGCGTCGTTATCGCCGGCAATGGAACGCTTACGGCGGCGAGGGCTCTCGGATGGGATCGAATCAAAATCGTGAGGACGGAGCTCATCGGCTCCGAGGCGACCGCGTTCGCTATCGCCGACAATAGGACCGCCGAGCCCGCGACATGGGACGACGGAGCTCTCGTCGAGCAACTCTCGGCGCTCGAGCTCGAAGACGGAGCTCTCCTCGAGGCGGCCGGATTCTCATCGAAGGAGCTCGAGGGTATGGTCGACGACCTAGTCGGTCTCGAACCCGAGAAGGCTCAACCTCAACCGGCGGAGATGGACGAGAAAGCCGACGAGCTCCCGGAGCTCGCGACCATCGAGGCGAAGACCCAGGTCGGAGAAGTCGTCGAGGTCGGGAAGCAAAAGGTCATTTGCGGCGATTGTATCGAGACGATGAAAGAGCTCGAGGAAAACTCGATCGACGCCATCGTGACCGATCCTCCTTATGGCATCGGCTTCATGGGGAAGGGTTGGGATTGCTCGGTACCTGGCGAAGACTTCGCTCGAGAGGCGCTCCGCGTCCTCAAACCCGGCGGACATCTCATCGCCTTCGCCGCGACTCGGACCGTCCATCGCTTGACGGTATCGCTCGAGGATGCGGGATTCGAGATCCGAGACCTTATCTCATGGCTTCAATGGCAAGGCTTCCCGAAGTCGATGGACATCTCGAAAGCTATCGACGCGGCCGCGGGAGCGGAGCGGGAGGTCGTGGGGACGAGAACGCTCAAAGGCAACGCGGCCGTATCAACGAAGGAGAAAGGCGGGACATTTGTCTCGGGTGCATCCTTTACCGGGGTAAAAGATATCGACATCACACGACCAGCGACCGCCGACGCGAAGAAATGGGAAGGATGGGGGACGGCTCTCAAACCTTCTCACGAGCCGGCCGTCCTCGCGAGGAAACCGGTCGAAGGTACCGTCGCCGAGAACGTCCTCCGATACGGTACCGGCGGACTCAATATCGACGCGACTCGAATCCCCTTCGGCGATGAGTCGTGGCCGGGATCGACCGACGAGCTCGAGACATCCTCCGACCTCGGCCGATGGCCGGGCAACCTCTACTATTGCCCCAAGCCGGCGAGAGCCGAGAAAGAGCTCGGATGCGACGAGCTCAACCCCAAGACCGGAGCCGAAGCGACCGACCGGAACGAAGGGACCGCCGGACTCAAATCACCTCGAGCCGGAGCCGGACGAACCGCGTCCGAGGTCCGAAACTATCACCCAACGGTGAAGCCGGTCCGACTTATGCGATGGCTTCTCCGGATGGTGACTCCGCCGGGAGGCGTCGTCCTCGAGCCTTTCGCCGGCAGTGGGACGACCCTCGTCGCGTCCGAGCTCGAGGGACTCGAGACCATCGGCATCGAACGCGAGCCGGAGTACGTCGACATTTGTCGAGCTCGAGTCGAGGGGGTAATTGATGACGACTAGCAAGAACAAAGGCGGACGACCTCGGAAGAAGCTCACCAAGGCCCAAGTCGAGGAAGTCGAGACCCTCGCCGCGGTCCTCTCGGTCGAGCAAATCGGAGCCTATTTCGGACTCGGTAAAACGACTTTCTACGAAATCATGAAACGACAACCGGAAGTTTTCGAACGGTATCAAAGAGGCAAGGCTCGAGCGGTCGGAAGCGTCGCGAAAAACCTCATCATGCAAGCTCGAGAGGGAAACACGACCGCGGCCATCTTCTACCTCAAGACCCAGGCCGGATGGAAAGAAACGACCCGACAGGAGCTCACCGGAGCCGATGGCGGACCAATCAAGACGGAGGAGACGGATGGGAAGGCGGAGCTCTTGGCTCGACTGGATCGCATCGCTCGACGCATCGACGAGGAGTAAAGTCCTCGCCGAGCTCTCCGACGATGACGCTCGCCTTATGGCGAACGAGTGGGTCTTCTCCGCTCGACCCGACCAGCTACCTCCGCCGGGCGATTGGAAAACTTGGGTGATATGTTCGGGTCGAGGATGGGGGAAGACTCGGACCGGCGCGTCGTGGGTCATCGATGAAGTCCGCTCCGGACGAGCCTCTCGAGTTTGCATCCTCGGTCGTACCGCCGGCGATGTCCGCGATGTCATGGTCGACGGGGAGTCGGGAATCCTCGCGTCATCACCTCCGGACTTCCGTCCCGAGTACGAACCCTCGAAGCGTCGTCTTACATGGCCGAATGGAGCCATCGCGACGACCTTCTCGAGCGATGCTCCGTCCGCTCTTCGAGGTCCTCAATTCTCTCACGCATGGGTCGACGAGCTCGCCGCTCATGCGTCTTTCGAGGCTTGGGATCAACTCTCCTTCGGACTCCGTCTCGGAGACCATCCTCGAGCTCTCATCACGACGACACCGAGACCGCTCATCCGTCTCAAGAAAATCATGGAAGCTCACGACACGGTCGTGACCCGAGGCTCGACGATGGACAATCGTCACAATCTCGCCGAAGCCTTCATCGAGGCGGTCGTCGATAGGTACGCCGGGACGACCCTCGGTCGACAGGAGCTCGAGGGAGAGCTCCTCTCCGAGCTCCCCGGAGCTCTCTTCTCGAGAGCCGACATCGAGAAGGCTCGAGTCGATACACATCCCGAGCTCGAGCGAATCGTCGTCGCCATCGACCCGGCCATCACATCGAGAGCCGACTCCGACGAGAGCGGGATCATAGTCGCCGGAAAAGCTCGAGGCGACTTCTACGTCCTCGAAGACCTCTCGGTGAGAGCGACACCGGAGAAGGTATGCCGACGAGCGATCGACGCATACCATCGATTCCAAGCCGACCGGGTCGTCGTCGAGGCGAACCAGGGCGGCGATGTCTGGTCGACCATTATCCACAACATCGACGCCTCGGTCCCAGTGAAGGCCGTCCATGCGTCTCGAGGTAAAGCGACTCGAGCGGAGCCGACCGCCGGTCGATACGAGCAAGGTCGTTGCCATCACGTCCGACCGCTCCCCGAGCTCGAAGATCAACTTTGCTCATTCATCCCCGGAGAGACTCGAGACTCTCCCGACCGTCTCGACGCTCTCGTCTGGGCCATCACCGAACTCGACGGAGGAGCCGTCGTCGATGTCGCCATCGATCCCAACTTCGGATACAAAGGGCCTAACACATGGCTGTAAAACCTCAGACTCCCAAGCCTCCGAAGAAGCCGAGCTTCCGCGGAGCCTTCACCGGACCCGGCTCACGGAAAGCCGACTCGATGGCGTCCGGCCTCTCGAGTCGTATCAAGACGATCCTCGATCGATACATGGACTTTCTCGTCCGACAAAAGATCATCGAGGTGAGAGGCGCTCTCCGGAAGAACGACCCGACCGCTCGATTCGAGAGAGAGCTCGCGAACCTCCTCACGATCTACGGGTCCCGCGTCCTCGACGGTGAGATGAAACGGTCGCTCGGTCCTAGTTGGCAAGGCGTCAAGCCGTCCTAC